AATCGGGTTAGGGGGGCGGTACCGCATAATTAAAAGACCCACACGCATATTAATATTATTTTTTAGAATTTTTTGGGGTTTTCTGGTAATTTCATTCCGGGCCGGAAATACCACATAAGTATAGTTTCCGTGACGGAAATACCGATTCCCGTAGCGGAAACCCTAGTTTAGGTGACGGAAGTACACAAAGGAAAGTAAACTAAAAGAAAGTAGAGTAAACACGCACACACAACATTTTATTGATAATCTTTGATATTGTAGTACTTTTATATTATATACTAGAAGGTTATTTGATAATTAGGGTAGGGATGGTTCGCGGGTACTACTTTAATATTTCGCGGTACTATTCTTACTATACTAATACTTACTATAGTAATATATACTATTCTCTTCTTTTTTTTAATATTAGTAATATTATAGTATTATTAATATTATAGTATAGTACTATAGTAATATTATAGTATATAGTAATATATTAATATTATAATATTAATTCTGTCTCAACCGACACTTAAATTTATTTGTTTTAACCTATACGAGTCAATAGTTTTTTTCATCTTGATTAAAAACATAATATAATAGTATATTCACCCTATGGAAACCAACCCTCCAATAGACATTTTAGACTTGGCTCCCGCGATAGATAACTTAAAATCCCTTTCAAGTAAGTTCCGCGAGAGTGGCGATTTCGAATACATGATGGAGATACTGTTAATCATAGATGAAATTGAATCTCCCATGCTAATTGATATCTTTGACAAAGAGTTCTCAGCCGAGGCTTGAGATAATGTACATTAAGACCATCAGTGGGGTGGATTACCATTTATACAAAGATGAAGAAGAATTTAGAAAACATCACAAAAAGGCCAAAGTAAAGGATAACTGGCGTAAAGCCAATGAAGGGGAGTGGGCCAGAAGTGATGATGGACAAGTATTTAGTATTTTAAGGCGGGCGGTTATGTTTAGTCGGCAATACAATAGTGATGTTGACTACGTGCGGACGTTACTGGGTACGGCTTACGCCCACGATAAGTCGAAGTTAGAAGGTGAACCTCCCAAAGACATATATACCTTCACTCGTTATAAGACCAGTAAATACATTACTGCCCGTGAAAAGTTATTTGCGAAGATGGTGGCAATGGGTCGGGACGCAACTGAGGCCTATTTAGCTGTATATAAGACCACTAACAGAAGATATGCTGTAAACCGGGCTAAGATTTTATTAAGACAAAAGAGGATAAGAACATTGATTAACAAAGAAGTTGAACAATTAATGGATGACTTGGGTATTACCAAGACCTATTTACTGGAAAACGCGAAATCAGTGGTAGATAAACCAGATGCCCGGGATGGGGATAAGCTCCGGGCCTTAGAGACATTGATGAAGATATCAGGATTATTGTCTACTGAGAAGAAGACAGACTCAATTGCTCTTATACAAGAGTTCACTGGTTTCTCAAAAGATAAACTTAAAGCCTTTGAATCAGGTCTAATTGAAGAAAATGCATCTCAATAAGAAGATTTGGCAATATCCTAAGCAAATACGCTGGGGTACTATGATTTATAATATTAAACTGATTAGGAGTAATCATGCCTAAAGTTAAAGGAGTTAGTACAACTGCTTTAAATAAGAGGCAACAGACGGCAATGAGTCGTCATGCTTCTCATCATACTGCTAAACACTTAAAGGTAATGGTAGGTGCAATGAAAAAAGGGCAGACATTTNCTCAATCTCACAAGACAGCTATGAAAAGGGTAGGTAAATAATGGGAAACGGACACTCAGCAATAGATAAGTTAATCGCCTTAACCACTTTAAAGAAATATCAAGAGGGTGGAGAAGTAGTAGGTGAACCGGATGGTGGTGGACTTAAAAAATGGCTAGAGACAAATGTAAGCAAGGAACAAATAGTTCCGATGTTGGAATTTATCACAGGGGCAACAGAGAGAGGGCCGAGCGAACAAGCGTCAGCTCTTGATTTAGCTATGGCTATGCCCGTTATTGGCAGCCTAAGTAAGCCCGCTAAAGCATTGCGTGGGCTAAAAAGTTTGTTTTCTAAGGGTAAAAAAGCTCAAAAGTTAAAATCTGGAGTAAAGTTTCCAAGTGCAATGGTGAAAGTGGCAGAGTCGGGTCAACCTGAAAGACTGGTAACAGCGGTTGAGATGTATGATGATGCTGGTAGAAAACTTATTCAACCTTTTTATAAATCTTCTGGGACAAGTGGGGGTACTCGAAATATAAGAGCTGGGAAGTGGATGCCCTTCTTGGGCCGTTTAGATGAGCCTATCTTTACTTATCCTAAAGGTTGGTATGTAAAAGGTAGACGCTCATTAGCAAAGGGTGGGGAGAAGGTTCTACATGGAGCAGTCCCTAAATTTGCCAAATCAATGTCCCCTGAGATGCAAGATTATTGGTTAAGAATGGGGAGTAAGAGAATGCAAGATGCAAGTAATGTATTATCTCGTATGGAAAGAAAGAAGATGCTTCCTACATTAAAACAATTTAGAGATATTGGTGGAAGACAACATTATGCCGGTGACTTAGAGGGGGCTTATCATGGTGCGTTTCAAGGGTGGAGTAGGCCCGGTAGGTATGCTGCGGGCAATTTTNCACCGCAAGAAGGAGTTGAGGTTATTGCCCGTGATTCAGAAAAAGTGAATCGTTTACTATCTGATATTTTTAAAGTCAATCCACAGAGAAGACTTTATCAAGATGGTGGACAGGTTCTACAGATTCCTCAAAAGAAAGAATTAGATATCGTTTGGCCCGTAGATGGGGAGTCCCCTGAAGATATGGAACAGGCCAAGTATAATCCTGTAACTGAATTATTATTGGAAGCCTTGTTTGAGAAATTAAAGAGACAACAGGGGCAACAACGTAAACCCGGTAAACGGCTAGACCCAGAGGCGATAAAGCTTTATACTATAGCTCAACCTGACGTAGTATAACCATGCCCAATAAGGCCGCGAAAGCCCGCAAGCGTTTAAGAGCAAAATTAACAATTGAAAACAAAAGACGTAAAAGAGAAATTATCAAAGCTAGAAAGATTGCCCAAAAAGAGTGGGGAACAGAAGCCAATAGAAACCTTTAGTGTTATACCTCCTCCCGAGGAAATGGCACGCCGGGATGAGATATTAGCTAAATCATATCAAGACCTCTTATTCTTTGGCAGGGCTTTCTTACCTAAAGACTTTATGCACAAGAGTGCATCTCCCGCCTGTCACTATACCGTATCAAAAAGACTTATCTCTACCAAACCCGGTGAGCGTATCTGTATTATACTCCCTAGGGGTTTTGGTAAATCAATCCTATCTAAATCAGCTATTCTACATAAACTATGCTTCTCTGGTGAAGATGACCAGAATTTCATAGCATGGGTGTCAGAAGAGCAGGGTCAGGCTATTGACCACTTAAAATATTTAAGATATCACTTAGAAACTAATAAAACAATTAAATACTACTTTGGAAACATGGATGGTGGAACTGTAGGTAAAAGATGGACAGAGAAAGACCTAGTTACTCCTAAAGGAGATAGAATCATAGCCAAAGGTACTAGTCAGAGACTTAGGGGTCGTGCAGAGGTAGATGTTAGATATACAGGTATTATCTTGGATGACTTTGAATCTGAGCTTAATACTAAGACACCGGAGCGCCGCTCTGAGATTAAGAAGTGGGTAGTATCTACAATTTATCCTGCTTTAGAAGAGTCACCCGGGAATGAAGGCTGGATATGGCTCGCCGGTACTATTGTTCACTATGATAGTTTCTTACAGATGACATATGATGGATATAAGAAAGCAAAGAAGGATGACCGCTCCTATCCATGGGACGTATTCTTTCATAGGGCGGTTGAGGATGGAAAAGCTCTATGGCCTGAACAATTCCCACTTTCTAAACTAAATCACAAGAAACAAGAGTTTATAGAAGCTGGATTGGTTAATAAGTTTGCTCAAGAGTATATGAATGATGCTCGAGATATATCCAACGCTGCTTTTAAGATAGATAGAATACAGCACTATAATGGCGAGCGGAAGCTAATGAATGGTTTTAATTATATTGTAGAGGGTGATGAGGTTATTCCTATTAACATTTATCTGGGGGTTGACCTTGCAGCGACAGCTACAGCAACTTCTGACTTTCAAGTAATACTGGTGATGGGTATTGATTCGAGGAATAATCGTTATGTATTAGAATACTTTAGAGAGAGAATACCAACATTTGATGTTCCAGCTAAGATAATAGAGCTGGCTAAGAAGTATAGTCCCGTTAAGAGAGTAACGATTGAAACGGTAGCAGCCCAAGAGATGGTTAGGGATATGGTAACTCGTATGAGTGCCAACGAGAAAAGATTAATGCCCGGGATATTCAAAGGTGTTAAACCTCCCGGTAGAATAAAGAAGGAAGATAGACTGGAAACAACCCTTGGCCCTATCGTTAATTCTAAGAAATTATATATTAGAAGAGAGATGACCGAGATAGTAGATGAGTTCTTTGAACATCCCAAGCCTAGAAATGATGATATCATGGATGCTCTATACTATGCTGATTACTTTGCCCGTGCTCCTAAATCTCAAGCTTCTTCCAAAGAGGATTTTAAATCTTCAAACCGTAAGGGTAAGCTCTTGCCTAAACTTAAAAAGTACAACTGGATGACTGGAGCAAGAAATTAATCATTTATCTATTGCATCGTTGACTAATTCCTTCTTAGATTCAGAAGGTGTTAAGTCTATCTTAACCCAACTGTTTATAAACATTTTAAATAAAGCTATAAATCCACATACCATATGGCTAAACAAAAAAGCAGGTTCCCCAGTTACGGTCTAGTACGGGGGCCATCTCATAAGCATGGCGGAGTAGCTGGCGTTGTTGCTGGCGAACAGCCTGTTGAACTAGAGGGCGGCGAATGGATAATTCCAAAAGAAGTCGTTCCTGATTATCTCCCCGTTTTAAAACAAATTACTAATGAAGGTCGTGCTATCCAGAATATGGATAATGGCAATTCAGCTATGGACGCTTTAATTGCCTCAGCTTCTATGGAAACTGGACTGACTAGACCTAAATCACCAATGTATAAAAAAGGTGGTCATATGTGTAAGAAATGTGGGAAGTATCAAACGGGTGGTTTGGCTCAGGAATGTGCTGGTGGGGAATGTGTTGTCCCAGAAATAAATAATCAATTAGGTCTTTTTTCTATGCCATATAAAGGCAGTAAGGTTGATGTAGAC